AGCCGCAAAGATTAATCGTGAATAAAGTCTATAGAGAGAGAGAGGGTCAAGGGGAACCAACAACCGTGAATATAACACATAACAGAACCAATAACCGTCAACATACTCGGGCAACATGGACGAACAACATGGGAGCTCATGTGGGAACTTCAATAACTGAAGCCCATGCTGACTGGATTTACAAACCAGGTGTGACCACTCCTTGGAAAAAGGGAAACCGAAATCAGCTGTGACCACTAATAGGAAGAGCTTAAACCCCAGGTTGCATGTGCTGGGGACTCTGCGCTAGAGCACCCGCTGGGGCAGGAGCCCCAGCAAGAGCCCAGGCACCGGCTGGGGCACCAGCTGGAGCAGGAGCCGGAGCAAGAAGCCGAGCATGTGCCTTGGCGTCCAACGGTTGATCCGATGGGACTTGTTGGCCGCTTGTGGCCGCCGCTTGTGGCTCAACCTTTGAAACCCGTGCTCGAACGGCCAACACAGCGAAAACACAAGCGAAACTTTTTTTCGTCATGTGGTCGATTTTTGTTGCACGGACTGGCAATCGGCGTATTGTGGTCATGTGCTCATTCAGTCCAACACGACGGCCAACACGGGAGTCAGCCCGACTTCCGCGCGCCGTCCCAACCGCGCCGTCAACACGGCGCATGGAGTTACCATGGCAAGTCAGGGTCCGATCAAGGTTGTCGCGAAAGCGCCTCTCGTGAAGGTCGACAAGAGCGACGAGACGAAATCCTACATCGTTCTCGAAGGTGACGTCCGCAAGCGCGCCAAGAACTTGGCCAAGGACGCGGGCTACACGCGGTCCAACGGTGGCCAGAACGAGTTCTGGCTCGCGATCTTCACGCAGGCACTCGACTTCGCGGAAGCCGAGTTCAACCGCCAGCGGGACGAGGCCACGGCCAAGTCCAAGAACAAGAGCTAAGACCTAGCTCAACAATTAAACCCGGTCCACCTGGACCGGGTTTTTTTGTTGCAACTCCCGCTAGAAACCAAGATGACTGCTTGTAGCCAGCCGACATGGATGTCCAGCCTGAAATTCAACATCGAATTCCAACTCTAACTAACTAGCTGTACCCCCCACAAGGATTTTCAACTGGGGGACCCGCAGGGTATCCCCTTTTCAAACTATGAAACGAATTCATGAATTGTAAACCTTACAATAACTGTTGCTGTTTCAACACTTCTGCTAGTGGCTGTTTCACTAATTGAAACTGTAACATGAGTTCCATGTGTTTCACTTGTTACGGTCAGCTTGGCACGACTTCTGCAGCGTATAAGCTGCCGGCCGCACAGGCCAAAAAGAACCCATAGAACAAGGAGAACAAGAATGACAACCGAGAGCAAGACGAGCAGCGGGGACGCTGCAAGCTCGAAGGCTGCCAGCAAGCCGAGCCACAAGCTCCCCGACGATTTCGTACCGAACGAGCCAGTCGCAAACACCGGCGTCGACGAGAAGGGGGTCCCGGACGGAACCCTGAGCCCGCACCAGCTCGAGCGGGCCGCGAACGAGGCCCTGCTCGCGCTTCGGCCCCAGCCCACGAAGGAGCAGATCATCCTCGTCCTCGACAAGATCAACGCGCGGGACGCGAAGGGCCAGCCGGTCCTCAAGTGCAAGACGGCGAAGGAGGCGGGCGACAAGGCCGTCTCGCTTCTTTCGGGTAACGACACTTCTCACTAGGGCACGCGTCGGTTGAGGGACGTCCCCCGCGACACCCCAGCCGCGGTCCCTCAACCGGCGTTCCCCCTTCAACGTACCCTGCTTGGAGCAGGGGATAGCCAAGGAGAACCTTATCATGAAGTCAGCACTGTTCGCGGTCGCACTCTTCGCCACAACGGCATCCGCCCAGCTCCAGTTCAGCACCGATTGCCGATGCCTCGTGCCGGCCGGCCTGAACGTGAAGATCGCTGCCCTGCTCGATCCCTTCACGCAGTTCCCAACCCTGCTCACCGACTGTGCCTGCGCCGTCGGCGATCGAGCGAACGACATCCCGATTCCCCCACAAGCCTACACCTGTGGCTTCGGGGCGAACGACACGGCGCAGGACTGCACGCTCCACGCATCGATCATCTTCGGTGGATCGTCGACGACGTCCTGCGTCTGCACCGACCTCAACGGAGCTCCGGTCAAGAGAGAGAAGAACGCCAAGTTCCATAAGCACGGGAACAATCAGTAAAGGAGCCAGCTATGGCACTTCCAGTTCTCGACCCAGGCATCGCGGCAATGGCAGCCACGATGCCTTGCTACGTGCGCCGCAAGATCATCCTCACGGGTGACTCGACGAAGCTGGCCGACTACGGGATGTTCCCGAAGGACGGGCAGTTCATCGACACGCCGCGGGGCGTGGCGGTCAAGTGGACGAGTGACATGGACGTCCACCTGCCATCATGAAGACCTCGAAACGCAAGCCGCCCGAGTACGGGAAGCCGAGGCCCGCAAGCCAGCCCAATCCCGGGACACCGTACGGCAAGGCGTTCATGCCCAAGCCGTACGGGGAGGCCACGACTGCGAAGCCATTCGGCCAGCAGAAGTCAAAGAGGTAGCCTATGCCAGCAGTCTCGAAGAAGCAACGCCGGCTCATGGGCGCGGACTTGGCGAGGGCCAAGTCGGGGAAGAAGACGAAGACGGGCATGAAAGAAGAGCAGCTCAAAGACTTCGCCAAGACGAAGGAACGGGATCTCCCTTTCATCAAGTAGATGCCCGGCACGACTGGCAACATTCAGTGGGACTGGCTGGACCCGAAGACGGTCCAGCTGTACAACACTGATCGCGGGGTCTCCACGACCTACGAGTCCGAGCTCCAGCAGCGCATGTTGGAGGAGCAGGCCCGCCAGCTCGGGAACGAAGACTTCTTCAAGAGCGCGACTGGGAAGATGGCCTCAGATAGGGACCTCGAGGCCGCGTACCAGAGGTCGAAAGAGAAGGCCGAGGACGATCGCAAGCACAACGAGGACGAGAACAAGTACTACAACCAGGCCACTCCCCCGAATGACGAAGACAAGGCCGCGTGGAACAAGCAGATCAGAGCATACGATAAGTACCTGCGTAAAGAGCACGGTGACCGCCCCGAGGACGGATTCTCAGAGCTCCTGGGGACGGGTGCTGTGTGGATCGGTGAAGACGGGGGACTGTGGACAAACAGTGGCCGCTTAACGCAGCGGCAGCTGGGAAGCCTCGTGCAGGGCTGGAAGCAGTGGGCTCAACAGCTCGAATCGGGTGACCAGTTCTACCGGGACGATTACAACGAGATCTTGTCCACGCACAGGGACTGGCAAAAGCAGATCGAGGACAAGGTGCTGCAACAAGGGCACTCGGGGGGCGTAGACGCGCCCCCGTCGGGTGGCTGGAAGAAGTTCCAGGAATAGGAGATAGATCCCATGACGATCATCGGGCTCTTGGAGTGTTTGCTCACGTTGCTCCTCGTTGCACTCGGGATCGCGGCGGTGTTCTGGATCTTGAACGTCTGCATCAAGGCGGTCGGGGGCTCGGAGGTTCCCGCGAATCTGATGACGCTCCTGTACGCGATAGGCGTCGTCATCTTGCTGATCGTCGCGGTGATGTGTCTCCTGGGCAGTGGGCCACACCTGATTCACTTCTCGAGCTGAATGCTGCCCTGGTGCGCAAAGTGTGACAAGCCCGTTGAGTCGGTCAAGACGAGGATCGACTACTGGACGGGGAACCTCATGTACATTGTGGAGTGCCACGGGAGGACGGCAGTTCAATTTACCCCGCGCCCCCACGATTCGCAGGAGCTGACGGTTTTTTGAGATGAGCAGACACAACGAATGGCGAGACCTGGAACCGATCGAGCGGCGTGCCGCGATGATGCGAGCATCTGGCATGAGCGACGCCGTGATCGCCCGGTTCCTGGACCTGGATTCGACGTACGTGATCAATATCTTCAAGCGACCGCGGGTCGCCCGGTACTTGATTGCGCTGGAGAGCACGTTCGTCACCGACATCAGCAAGAGCTCCAAGCTCCTAGATACTGCGATCCTGGCGGAGGCGAATCGGGCCTTCTACGTCGAGAAGCAGGTCATGGAGAGGCTGTTCGAGCGGTCGGATTGCGTGCGGAGCCAGCTCGGGGCCGCGGCCACGGCGCAGGATATCCTCGATCGCGCGGGCAAGCGAGCTCCCACGAAGATCCAGGCAGAGGTCGTGCACACAATCGACGCCGAGGCTCTGGACCTCGTGGCCCAAGTGCTGGGGGAGGCCCGGGCCATCGACATTACACAGGAGAGCCGAAATGGGCAGGCCAAAGAAGGACCCGACGGAATGGCAGGGGAAGAAGCCCCCGAACAAGGAACAGAAAGCGTTCATCGGGATGGTTCGCAACCTGGGGACGAAGGCTTTGCGGAAGATGAAGCCCGCAAAGTAGGGTGAACAAGTCATGAAAGCGCTCAACAAGCCGACCCGGTTCCACGAGATCAAGGCACCCAAGGACACGCCCCGGATTTCGCGGCAGCGGGTCTGGCGGGATCGGAGCGAGTGGCGGAAGTCGGCGGACGTCACGGCGGAGCGGGGTAGAGACACCATCGACCAGCAGCTCCAGTTTGCCCGTGATGTCGGGTCGCTCGAGCAGCAGAACTACCTCGATCTCGCGGACCTCACGGATCGCGCGGGACGCATCGGAATCGACAAGTCGTAGGAGGACGACATGAACAAGCGCCCAGAGGATGAGCCCGCACCCGAAGTCGACGAGCCTAGCGAGGAGGATCTCGAGAACGAGGGCCTCGAGGACGACGACGATGACGAGCAGACGGCCCAGCCGGCGCGGTCGAACAACTCGGCCGACGGGATGTACAACCCGCTGCGGTACGAGGACCCCGTCGACTAGCGGCACGTTGCCGCTTCAAGAATTGAAACCCATAGAAGCATGACCGGCTTTGCCTCAGACTTCGAGCACGCCCGGTGGGCAGCCGCCGAGGGTGACGAATCTGATCGTACGGAAGATGTGCGTCTTAGCTTGCGAGAGCAGGCTCAGAAGAACACGTACGTGATGGCCAAGGCGATCATTGGGTTCAAGGACTTGATCCCCGAGCTGCATGGGGACATGTGCAAGTTCATCCAGGGGCCCGCGCGGCGGAAGCTGGGACTCGCCCCACGCGACCACCTCAAGACCTCGGTCTGGACGATCGCGGACACGGTTCGCTGCATCGCCGCGAATCCTGATGAGAGGATACTCATCGGGAACGAGACTGCCACGAACGCTTCCCACTTCCTGCGGCGCATCCAGGCGGTGTGGGAGCGTTCTGGCATGTTCCGTTGGCTCTTCCCGGACCTCCTCGTGGATACAGGGAAGGTCAAGTGGAGCGAGAGCGAGATGGTCGTCCCGAGGAAGCACGACTATCCCGAGTCGACGGTGGAGATCATCGGCGTCGGTGGCGCAGTCGTTTCACGGCACTACACCCGCATCAAGCTCGATGACTTGGTTGGCAAGGAAGCCAGCGAGAGCGTCGATGTGATGCGGAAGACGATCGACTGGTACCTGTACTGCGAGTCGCTGCTCGAGAAGCCCACTGACCAGATCGACACGTATGGGACCCGGTGGACCCACAAGGATCTCTATGCCTGGATCATGGAGCATGAGCAAGACATAGCGATCTTTCATCGCAAAGCGCTGCAGCCTGGGAATACGACCCTGTGGCCTGATCGCTTCCCACTCGACGAGATGCTGCGGATCAAGCGGAAGATTGGTCCGTTCAAGTTCTCGTGTCAGTACCAGAATGAGCCGTTCGATCCCGAGTCTGTCACGTTCGATCCGGCGTGGCTGCGGTACTACGAACTCGAGGGGTGGGAACTCGAGGATGGCTTCGTGAAGCTGCGGTTCGTGGGCCAGCCACGCCCTGTCAAGATGGTCCCAGTTATCCTGGTTGACCCCGCGATTAGCCAGAAGGACGGCGCGGCCCGATCTGCTGTCGTGGCAGCGGGCCTCGACGAGTTCGAGCGCATAATCGTGCTCGAGGCTTGGGCAGAACGATGCCAACCACTACAGATGATCGAGAAGATTTTCGAGATGTCCCAGAGATGGGACCCGCTTTGCGTAACTGTAGAGGGCATCGCATACCAGCGCGCGTTGAAGGGCTTTATCGAAGCCGAGTGCATGAGGCGCAACAGGTGGCTCAATGTTCGAGAAGTAAGGCCTGGCTCAAGAGAAGGAAAGGAGTCCCGCATCCGAGGACTCCAGCCGTACGCTGAAAGGGGACGACTTTGGGTCCGGAGATCAACCTGCGGGTTAATGATTGAAGAATTCGAGTCGTTTCCTTTGAGCGATACGGTAGACACGTTGGATGCCCTTAGCTACCTGCCGCAAGTGGCCGTGATGCCCGACAGTGGCATCGAAGAGGCACCGGACATGCAAGATCCCGAGGACCAGCCCTACAGGTTCGAGGGAATCAGCCACAGGACTGGTTACTGAGTCGTCTGGGCTAGTTCTATTCCTGGCTCCTGGGTGGGGTGGGGGGGGCCTGCCCAAGGGGCAGGCAATCTGGAGGACAAATGCCGAATACATCTAGATTCTACCTCGTGAACGATGACGGGAATGGTGTCCGCGACCTTCTCGACATCGTGACCATAGCGCAGATGAACGCGATCCACACGACCATGAGGCTCAAGGAGCTCATTTGGAGCCTGCCAATCGAGTGGCCGGATACCCCGGTTGACGCTCCCGTGAACCTTTTGCTCGTTCTTCCACGTGTGGATGGCGCTTTTCTGCTCAAGCGGGAGCTAGACCCGAGCAATTTCTTCGCCATGGACCTGTTTGAGGCAGATCCAAAGCGTCTGATCATGCTCCCGAAGCCTACGACACCACAAAACTTCCTGATGATGGGCGGCGTGGACATGAACGTCGACCTTTACTTCATCTGAGGGCCAAAACGTGCGGGAATTGCTCGAAAATCACCTAAAAGGCCCTGATTCAGACCCGACGTACCGTCGCCGAGTCTCTCAAGGGATGACTCCTGGGGAAAAAGCCGAACTTTTCCGCCGAACGGGCGTAAAAGGTGACTTCGTAGGTGTTTTGCAGCGTTTTAGCAAGACGCCGGCGCAAATGTTCATGATTCTCAAGAAGGGGGAGAGATGAGCCAGCTATCAGGTTCGCCAAGTGGGGTCGGTGGCAGCGAAGTCGGTGGCGGTGTTGGCGCAAGCCAGAACACGATGCCAGCTGACACAGGTGGCCCTGCCACCCAGGACGCCGTCGCCGTGCCTCAGTTCACAGGCATGATGAACAGCATGGCGAACATGCTGGGCAAGACCAAGGAGGAACGGACCACCAATGCCAAAGCGTTGGCGGCCGTCGTCAAGGATCTCGGCAGCCTGGCGACTACGGCTTCCGAAACGACCCTGCTCCAGCGCATGATGGAGGCTCAGGGTTCAGGCATCGGCTTCGTGTCGGCGCCTGGCAGCGGCCCAGGGATCGGAGACGTTCCACGAAGCTTCTCCCCTGCTGCCGCTGCTCCGGTCATGTCTCAAGTCGGATTCACCGGCAGATAGGGGGTGATGAACATGGGCCGTGCGCAGAAGGACGTGAGACGTGGTGAGAAGGGCTCCAAGAAGAGTGGTGCCGTGAAGCCACCAATGGGCAAGAAGAAGGGCGGAGCCTCCGACGAAGAGAAGGGCGAGAAGTACTGATGCCTCAGTACAGCGGTGTTATCCCAGGCGCGCCCGTGGCTCTCACGCCACGAGACAAGCAATGGCTTCCGAGCTACCTGAACGGTGAACTCGAGGAGGCCCTCCAAGCGCACGAAGTCAAGCTCCAGTGGATCGACGAATCGAATCGTCTCTACCTGGGGGACCCAGTGAACGTGCGCAAGACCTTTCCCTGGGATGGTGCCGCCAATCTCGTCATTCCTCTGGTGGGTATCACGGTCGACTCGATCGTAGCCAGGATCATGAACACGATCTTCGCGGTCCAGCCCTTCTGGAGCGCAGAGGCGTTGATCAAGGACCTCGAGCCGGTCGTGAACCCCCTCCAGGACTTCATGGAGTGGTCCCGCGTCAATGAAACCGGGATGTACACCCAGACTCGTTCTTGGGTGGTCGAGATCGTGAAGCACGGCTGGGCGTACCTGAAAGTCTACTGGGAGACGTACACGCAACGTTCTTTCGTTGTCTCCAACGGTGCTGCCCGCCCAGTCGACAAGGTGGTCCGCCGACCTCAGGTCCAACACGTTCTCCTGGCGGATATCATCTGCCAGGCGGGCATCGAGGACGAGCTGTACCAGGCTGAGTGGCTGGCGCACAGGGTACGCCTCACGGATGGCCAGCTCCGGTGGCGCCAGCACGACAAGGTGTACGACGACGTCGACAAGATCCTT